CCTAGTATGAGAATAGATAGGGTTACTGGAATATACAACTGTTTTTCTTGTGGTTTTAAAGGAAATTTATTTAAACACTTTGACGCCCCTTCAAATGCACTCGATATTAAACGAGAAAAATTTAGGAGAAAATTACAAGAAAAGCGGTCTGACTCTATTGGCTTACAGTTTCCTACTGACAGTATGATGTATATTGGAAGCCATAGAAATATATCGGAAGAAACCTTCAAACACTTCGAGTGTTTCTTATCAGGACACTCACACTTTGAGGGCAGATATTGTTTTCCGATTAGGGATATTAGAGGAAAGATTGTTGCATTTAACAACCGTGCACAATCTCCAACTCAAATACCAAAGTATTTGTTTGAGCCTCCTGGCGCAGTACTTCCTTTGTATCCATCAAAAGTTAGTCCGATTAAGGGACGAGTTATCCTAGTAGAAGGCATATATGATGCTATAAATCTATATGACAAAGGATTACGAAATGCTGTATGCTGTTTTGGTACAAGAAATATTAATGAAGAAAAACTTACATTATTAAAAATGCAAGGTGTAACTCAAGTAGATATATTTTTCGACCCAGACGATGCAGGACTTGATGCTCAGAATAGAGTAATAGAACTATGTGAAAAAGTAGGATTACTATATTATGGGATAAAAATAAGAAAAGAATTAGGCGATGCGGGAGCATTGACACATGAAAACATAAAAAAACTAAAAGAGAGGTTATATGGCTGAAGTATTACAAGGTCAGGCAATAGCGATAGTAGAAACAAAACCAAGTAGAAATGACTATGTGGATTTGTTTGAGAACTCGTTTGAATTTGACCAGTTTCAACTCTGTTCTAATCCTTCTGTAAAAAGAGTATTAAAACGAGATGTTGATATTGAATTTAACCCAGATGATTATGACTGGGTAATTTTAGTTGGTTCCGAGCCACTAAAATTTTATACTAAGGAAGGCTCCATAACAGAATATAGTGGTAGAATAGTAGATGACAAGTTTCTACCAGTAATTAACCCTGCGATGTTAGCTTTCAAACCAGAGGCAAAAAAGACTTGGGAAGAGTCAAGAGATAATGTATTTAAGTATCTCAATGGCGAAATGAAACAAGAAAAGTTAGAAAATATCTATGGCATAACAGAGAGTGCAGACTTATATGTATTCTTAACTAGAGCCTTAGAACATGAAAATGATTTTGTTGCTCTGGATTCGGAAACAAGTGCATTATATCCACGAGATGGGCATATGCTAGGTATTAGTATGTCTTATGAGCCAGAGCATGGCGCATATATAGACTGTAATTGTATAGATGAAAAGGCAGAAGAATTATTACAATTAATTTTTGATAAGAAAAGAGTAGTATTTCATAATGCTAAATTTGATATTGCATTCTTTGAGTATCACTTTGGATTTAAGTTTCCAAGATTTGAAGATACTATGCTTATGCATTATATGTTAGATGAACAACCTGGCACACATGGACTAAAACAACTAACTTTGAAACATACACCATATGGTGATTATGAAAAACCTATGTATCAATGGATTGAAGATTATAGAAAGAGAACAGGTATTCTAAAAGATAGTTTCTCTTGGGATATGATTCCGTTTGACATAATGAAAGACTATGCTGCAATGGATGCGGTGTGTACTTTCTTGTTGTTTCAAAAGTTCGAAGCAGCGTTAGTAAAGAATGAAAAAATGTACAGCGTGTATAGGGATATACTAATTGAAGGTTGTAGATTTTTGATTGATGCACAAGATTATGGTGTTCCTTTTAACAAGGACAGACTTATGAAGTCTACAGCACTTATGCAAAAAGAAATTGATGAAGCAGTTGAAAAACTATATACATATCCAGCTGTAAAGATGTTTGAAGATGCGCAAGGAAAAGACTTCAACCCAAATAGTACAGTACAACTTCGTGGATTACTATTTGATTTTTTACAATTAACACCTACTGGTAAAAAGACTGGTACAGGTGCCAACAGCACAGATGCAGAAGTATTAGGAAAACTAGCAGAAGTACATGAAATACCTAAATTAGTATTAGATATAAGACAGAAAGTAAAAATTAAATCTACATATTTAGATAAGATATATCCTCAGTTAGATAGAGATAGTAGACTGAGAACTAATTTTAATTTACATGGCACAACTTCTGGTAGGTTATCATCTAGTGGAAAAATGAATATGCAACAAATTCCTAGAGATAATCCAATAGTAAAAGGGTGTATCAAAGCAAAAGAAGGCAATAAGATTGTTGCAATGGATTTAACTACAGCAGAAGTATATTGTGCGGCTGTGTTAGCCAATGATAAAGCATTAATGAAAGTCTTTCAAGATGGAGGAAACTTTCACAGTCAAATTGCTAAATTAGTATTTAATTTGCCTGGCACAGTAGAAGAAGTAACTGAACACTACTCTACTGAAAGACAAATGGCTAAGGCAGTAACTTTTGGTATTATGTATGGAGCTGGTCCGAAAAAGATTAGTGAACAAGTATCAAAAGACTCAGGCAAGTATTTTAGTACAACTGAAGCAAAAGAAGTCATTGATGATTACTTTGCACAGTTTCATGGACTAAAATCTTGGTTAGATAAATCCAAACAGTTTATTCAAGACAATGGATTTATATATTCTTATTTCGGAAGAAAAAGAAGATTACCTAATGTCTTTAGTGAAGACAAAGGTATTGCAGCACATGAAGTTCGTAGTGGTATTAACTTTTTAGTACAATCTATCGCATCTGATGTAAATTTACTTGGAGCCATAGACTCACACAAAGAAGTTAAAGAACGAGGTATGAGAGCTCAAATATTTGCTCTTGTACATGACTCTATTTTAGCTGAAGTAGATGAAGAAGAAGTAGAGGATTACTGCGAAGTAGTTAGAAGAAATGTGCAAAAAGATAGAGGTTTATCAATTCCAGGCACACCTATTGGTTGTGATTTTGATATTGGAGATGATTATTCATTTGGTAAATTTGAAAGTAAGTATGGAGAACTTTAATGGAATATTTGGGTATTGAAGGATATCTTGGTTATCTGTTAATGACATGTATTGTTAGTTTTGTAGTAATAGCATGTTCCATACTTTCACTTCAAGATAAAAGAATAAAAACTTACAAATTATCAGAATTGATGAAAGATAAAAACAAACAAAGCGGAGTATTTGACATACAAGGTACAGTCAAATACACAGAAGGAGATAACACATGAAAGAAGCATTGATGGCCACAGCTGTCGGAGTATTAGGATTAGGAGGTATTTTATATGCTACCGTTACTAATGCAGAAGTGAAAGGCTATACAGATAATCATGGTTGCTGGGGCGAATGTTATGAAGAATATACTGCAAAGTATGGAACATTCAGCGAACAGCTAGAAGCAAAAAAGGTTGCTATGCAGTCTGAAACTCCTGCCGATAAAGGCGGTAAGATATATATTAATTGTAATATGTGTCATGGAATGAAAGGAGAAGGTGGCATAGGTCCAAAACTGGTAGGGAGCACTTCCATAGTGAAAATGCTAACCCAGTATAAAAATGGGGAAACTAGAGGAGCTCAGTCTGCACTTATGTGGGGACAATCAGCAAATTTATCAACAGAAGATATGGAGAATCTACAAGCATATATTGATACTTTGCAATGAAACAAGACAATCTCCCCCTAGAACAAATGACAAGAAGTCAGATTGAGAGAATAAATGACCCAAATACGCCTGCTCATGTAAGAAGGTATCTATTAAGTATAAGATACCCTGAGTATACTGAGCAAGAAAAGAAGAAGGGAATGAATAATAAAGATTATGACTGGATTACAAAATATCCCATGATGATGTGGATAGTTCCAGCTCTTACTACAATCTTTATGGGTTCGATTCCTCTTACAGTAATGGCAATATTTGAATGAATTTAAAAGATATAACTTTTCCAGTTTTTGTCTTATCTGGAGAAGCTGAAAAACAAGACAACATACTTTGGTGCACTCAAGCAGACGGAACTATGGGTGTAGTAGATGACTATAACATGAAAGGAGAAACGATTGGAATTAGAAGAATACAGTCACCGTTTAAGAGTTTATATCCTCTTAAGTATATGCTTAGGGATTTTCGCAGTCTCGTCAAGCACAGAGGTAAATTTTATGTTGATACCAAAGGCAAGTATTTTGTCTACAACAAAACAACAAAGGCAAATATAATTTATAAACGAATAGAAAAAATACAGAAGAAAGATGTATGTACTCTTGTTTGGGTAAAGGATATACCTTCGCCCTTCGAAGAAGTAAGACCAGTGACTGCAAAGTATGCTGGAGTCTTATACCTACAAAATCAACCTGCATTTATCTATGAGTTTAGTAACGAACTAAGGAAAAAGACATGGCGGAAAATTTAAAATTTATATTAACATCTTCTGCGATTATCTTAATTGGAGATGCGATTTTATCAGCGATAATATGAAAGCAGTATTAAGTAACAGAATTTACATGAATGTAGACTCAGCTTTGCAATCGAAGATTGACGAAGAACTTACTTATACTATACCTCCAAGAAATCCACAAGACCCGCCTTTCGTTATAAAGAATATGGGAGTAATTCGTAAAGGGTTAGTCTCATTACCTATCGGAAGGACGGATTTAATACCATCGAACTACGATATAGTTGATAAGAGAACTTGCATTGAGATTCCACACTTCGACTTTGCGTATGAGTTACGACCTTCCCAACAAGCGGTCTATGACGACCTCTATGACAGTAGTATAATTAATGCTTGGGTCAGTTGGGGAAAGACTGTAACGGCTTTAGCTATTGCAAATAAGCTTAAACAGAAAACACTCATAGTTACACATACTCTACAACTTCGTAGTCAATGGGAAAAAGAAGTACAAAAATCACTCGGGGTTACAGCGGGTGTGCTAGGTAGTGGAAGATTTGAAATAGATGCTCCATTCGTGGTAGGGAATATACAAACTTTGTACAGAAGAATACCCGATATTCAAAAGAGTTTCGGGACTATCATTCTTGACGAAATGCATCACGTTTCATCACCGACATTTACACGAATTATCGATGCGAGTCACGCACGATATAAGATTGGATTAACAGGAACGATGGAACGAAAAGATGGCAAACATGTTATATTTCGAGACTATTTCTCTAACACGGTGTTTAAACCACCAAAGGAAAACTATCTTGTGCCACGAGTTGACGTCGTACCGTCAGGTATAAGGTTTCCTGATGGGGCGCATACCCCATGGGCAAATCGAATCAACGCTATTGCGTACAACTTTGAGTACCAAAATCAAGTTGCGCTTCTTGCAGCAAACTATGCGGCGAGAGGACACAAGGTACTAGTTGTAAGCGACCGAGTCGATTTTTTACAAAATTGTACGAAACTTGTAGGAGATAACGCAATCTGCGTAACAGGAAAGATTCCTCACGAAGAGCGCCCTCCTATGCTAAAACAAATATTCGGAGAAAAAGATATATTGTTTGGAACACAGTCTATATTCAGTGAAGGAATAAGTTTAGACTGTCTAAGTTGTCTTATTTTGGCAACACCCGTGAACAATGAACCTCTATTAACACAGTTGATAGGTCGTATAATCCGAATATATGAAGGAAAACAGCAACCAATCATCGTTGATATTCACTTAGTCGGTCGTACAGCAAGACGGCAGGCTGGTGCACGAATGGGTTACTACATAAAACAAGGTTATGATGTCAAAGCTTTATAACATTGGAAAAATAGTTCTTGACAAGCGGTATATTTTTTGATATAATGATACTCTATAATTGGAAAAAAATTAAGAAAGAGGCAAATAGTAAAGTATCAGACATACTTACTATCCTTCATATTCTGACTTATAAACTACCCCCAGTTAATAGAAAAGACAGAATATACAAGTATTGGCAAAAAAGTTTTCATGGGAATAGTTTCCTAGTGAATCCTGAACCCTTGTTTATTCAACGAAGATTGTATTCAGACACCGAGATTGCGCAGTATGCAGGTATCGCATCGCTGCGCAGTCTATTTGCGTACAATTCAACTAAAGATACCACATTGGACTTGCTGCACTATAATGGTAAGCAAGATATTATAAATAACAACAGATTACTTTGGATTGAAAATGACAGAATACATTTTAAATTTGAAGAAATCACAAGCCTAAAGGAATTAGAATGGCACTAAAATTTAATGAATCAAAAGGTGAAGCTGTTAAATCTAAGATTGACAGTTATCAATATGTCGAAGGCGACAATAAAGTTAGAATGGTAGGCGATATCTGTGCAAGATACGTTTACTGGTTAAAAGGTGAGAACGGTAAGAACTTACCTTTCGAATGTCTATCATTTGATAGAGAGAAGGAAGTATTCAATAACATGGAAAAAGACTGGGTTAGAGAATACCACCCCGAATTAAAATGTGGTTGGTCTTATGCAATCCAATGCATACATGACGGCAAAGTAAAAGTCTTAAACCTCAAGAAGAAACTAATGGAGCAAATTAAAGTTGCTGCAGAAGATTTAGGTGACCCTACAGATTTAGAAACTGGTTGGGACGTCCACTTCAAAAGAGTAAAGACTGGACCTATGGCTTATAATGTAGAGTACCAACTTCAAGCATTAAAATGCAAACCTAGAGCACTAGACGACAACGAAATGGAACTAGTTGCAGAATTGAAATCAATGGACGAAGTATTACCTAGACCTACTCCTGATGCTCAAAAAGAGCTTCTTGATAGGCTTAGAGCTGGTTCTTCTGACAACGCAGATGAAAA